GTTTACAATAGCCGTGATATTAATCATAGCACCAAACCTAACGTAACAATAAGGTGGTGTAACTAAGCTACCAGTATACTTAGGATATACTAGTTTTTTACACTCTAATACAACATTCTCCATATCAGGTACAATATCCTTATGAAGTGTAACACTATAAGAAACAGTTCTTGCTTCGCTACCCTCATAGTTAAAATAAGGAGATGACCTACCCATAGGCTGTTGTTGACCAAAACTAGCACCATAATCCTCAGACACATCAGTAGGTAATGTAGCAAAATTAATCTTAGTACCTGTAACTAAATTAACAATATAGCATGGAATAATTGTAGTAGGATTCCACTGCATTGTGGTAACACCACTCTTACCTACTGACATTGAATAATTATCAGAACTGAAATCATTAGCCATATACTACAATCACCACCTATACTTTCAACAAATTATTAACGGAAGAATCAGAACCAAACCCATTACCCCTATAATTAGAATTGCTACTAGCTACAACATTGATTAATGCATCTAACTTACTTTCTAACCTAGATACTTGCCATTTAATAGCATCAACAATATCATCAGAACCACCATTATCGGTAGGTAATCCAACAGCATTAGAAGTGTTATTAGAATTTAGAGGATTCTTATCAGATGGTACTACCATCTCACCTTCATGAATTAACGCTACTTGTGTATCAGGAACCCACGGTGTGCCTTGTGCATACTGAGGTGTACCTTTAGTGTTTTCCTCATAGAATTTTTTGGATTTCTCTAATCGACTAGCGGCAGAGTTAGCACCAAATCCCTCATAGTTTGTACCAAATATTTCAGATGCTTGGTCAACAGTAATATTACCCTTTAATGCATTTGATGTATCAGAATAGCTTTCTTGTAACTCTTTTAACAAAAACTCTAACTGAGTTTGGAAATCAGCAACACTCGTACCTTTAGATTGTGCATAATCCCATAAAGCACTCTTACGTCCACTATCAGTCCACTGTGCTAAACCAAAACCACGTGAATCGGCAAGAAAAGCATCCTTACTAGCTGTAATCTGTTTTACTAAGTCCTCATTAGTAGTACCACCATCATTTTCAATAGCACCACTTCTAAAGCCACTCTCTTCATGCAAGTTGCCTAGAATACCAGCAATACCCTCAGCAGAATAACCAGCCTTAGCTAAGAAATCCCAAATCTTTTTACCATCACCATTGCCTGTAGACATGTTAGCTGGCTTTCCACCACCAGAAGAACCACCACTAGATGAAGAACCCCCACCTTTTAAGAATTCTTTTATCTTATCAAAGATAGAACCACTATCACCCATCAAGTTACCTAAGATGCCACCACTACCCAAGTTGAGTAGATGCTTAAATATATTACCAAATAAGCCACCCTCACCATAAGTATCTTGACCTGTAATACCAAATACACCTCTAAACACTCTCTCTAGAACAGACCTACCTTGACCAACTTCACCATCAATTCCCAAAGCATCAATTAAACTATTACCACCTGTGATAGGTATACCACCATCAGACCTAACAGCACCAGCCTGTTGCGAAGTCAAGACTGCCTCACCTTTATGCAAGAAAGCAGGATAATTATCATATGGAACTTCTGATAAACCATCAGCATGAGAACCAAAAGAACCTATAAGACTAGAAACCATTCCAAAAGGAGTGGCTAAAGCCATAGTCTTCATCAATGTGTTAGTGTTATCACCTGTACTTGCATCAGGATTATTTTTAGTCATACCTAACAAACTACCTATCCATGAATCTGCAATCAAATCATGTACGGCGTCAAATGCAGATGTGAATACACCAATAATCTTATCAGGTATAGTAGAAATATATTCTGTTAAAGAGTTAAATGCACTAGCTATCCTATCACCACCAATAGCATTAGCTATAGCACCCAAAATAGCACCAACTAAGGCACCAAGCGGCCCACCTACTACAAAACCAGCGGCACCACCTTTCAATGCACCACCCATTACAGTAAATAAATCATCCATAAAGTTTTCACACTTTATACCACTACCAGTGCCAAAAATAGCACCAATAAGACCACTCATGATTGTTTGTAATAAGTTATGGTCTTTACCAAACCACTCATCTGCTTTTCCTAGACCACTAAAGAAATCTAGTATCACATCAAAGAAACCACCAACAATAGGTATGACTTTACCTAGCACCTTGAAAATACCACCACTGAATAACTTAGATGCTAACTTTCCAATCCCTGTGCTACCAATCTTATCAAATATCTTTCCAAAGAAACTAGAGAATACTCCACCTAACTTAGAACCTACCTTAGAAAATGCTTTTATCATCTTATCAGGAGCATTAGCATAGAATACCTTACCAATCCATGAGAACACACTCTTGAACTTGTCAACAATAGTTGCTACAAAAGAACCCTTACCTGTAAATAAAGTCCTTAATCCATTCTCAATACCTTGACTTAAAGCACCCTTAGAACTGAATAATGTCTTGAAACCACCACCAGACAAGAACTTACCGAAACTCTTAAACGGAGTAGCTACCATTTTAAGCATATCCTTAACATCACCCCACCTATCAGAAATAGTGTAGGCGATGATGGCGTAGTTTGCCATATTGGCGGCTTTAATATCTAACTCACCAAAGAAATCAGAAACCATTCTAACAGGTAAAGAATCAGATAACCAATTACTCAATTTTTCTATCGGCCCACTAGCATACCCAGCCATACTCTCAGCATTAGAACCACTTTTATCAGAATTCTTATTGATATTATCTGTAACCTTTTTCAAATCACCTGTTAATGAATCAGCATCAGCGAACATCTGTGCTACAGCATCAGAACTGAAACCCATAGACTCCCTTAACTGATTTAAAGCATATTGGTCATCCTTATTAGCTATAAACAAATCTTGCATTTGTTTCATTACTACATCTGACTGACCACTATCAATAGCACCCCTAAACTCCTCAGCACTCATCCCTGACCTAGCCATAAAGTTCATGAAGTCATCATCTTTAAGTAACTCAGGAACAGACATTTTAGACCACTCTACAATCTTACCTCCAGCTTCCTCAACACCCTTATTATATTGCTGTTGTTGAATACCTTCCATAATTGCAAGTGACTTAGTCATGCCCTTAAATTTAACGGAATCTTTCTTAGAAAGACCATATAAATCCTCGATATGCTCATTCATTGAAGATAACATAGCATTACTATCTACAGTTAAGTCTTTATCAGAACCTAACCCAGTAGCAATATTTGACATCTCTTTGAGTATCTCACCTTTACCACCACTATTAATATCCATTTTAATAATGCTTGATAAATCACTAATGTTGGCGTCTATTGCAGTATGTAAACTAGCAACCTCTTTGAGATAAGGGTCTAACTGTTTAGCAGTTTTCATTCCCAACTCATCCATGACACCATTAACTAACTCAGATGCCTCATTCCTACCCATAGAATATGAAGAATCTACTACACTACCAATCATCTTTTGATAATCACCCTTAGTGATATTGCCATTTAACTTAGCACTTCTCTCACGGAAATTATCAATAAATGAATCAGTAATATCAGTTAAACTGTTTTTAACACTATCAGCCATATCAGTTAATTCCAATGCCACAGCGGCGTCCCTAATACCCTTAGAGAAACGCTTAATCCTATCTGTGAAAGATGCTGTCATACCAACCATCTCTTCATCAAATTCATCTGATATCTCACCAAAACGCTTAGCAACAGTCTCTTTCATAGTTGTCAAACTCTCATCTGCAACTGAAATCATTCCCTTATAGTACTTACGTGTAGTATTATCCATATACTTAGCATATAAGTTAAACTCACGTTTCATATCAGCTAAACTATCCTCTAAGATAGCCTGTTGACCATCCATACTATCTTTAAGCATACCCCTAGCAACTTTATTAGATGTACTATAGAATGATTCTAACATTGTCATTTGAGAATCTAACATCTTAGAAAAACGCTTTTCACGTTTAGCTATGTTCTTCTCAACACGTTTAGCTTCTTTCTCTTCTATCTGTTGTATACGCTTATTTAGTTGTTTTCTATCCTGTAACTCACTCATATATACAACCTTACCCTAACAATACAAAGAGAAGAGGCTACCTTCTCCTACCCCTAGAAGCTTTTTTCTCTTTGGCGGATTTGATAGCCTCATCTTGTGCTTTTTTCTCTTCTTTTTTCTGCTCAACTAATATTTGATACATCGTCCTTCTCTCTAAAGAACTCATATTCTCAACAGATTCATATGATATCTTACCAAAATATGCTAGTTGAAACTCTTCTCTCATTAAAGAACGAAAAGCAGTAAATCGTATCTCCCTAGCTTTATTATTATATTCGTCTGAATTAAACTCACTTAATTGTGGGACGAAAGAACTCGCTAGTAATTGGCATAGCAAAATCATACAACTCACCACAAGAAGTACACTCATGGTCTACGATTGTATCTACACCAACAATAATGCTATTAATAACTGTTTGCATTTTAGCACTATCCAAAGATACCATGTTCTCTACATAACTACGTGCATCTACAAAATCAACAGGTTTGCCATTAATAGCTGTAATGTATTTTGCCATCCTACAAATATACATTACTTCTTTATAGTTTTGATTAAACTGTTTTGCGAACCTACGTGCATATTTCTCTACATATTCTGTATCTGAATTTCTAAGTAAACGTAATGACAAAGTATCACCACTTACTGGTAACTCTACATTAATAGGTTCTGTAAAGCTATCATCTAGATACATAATATCGAAATCAGATAAACTAATCTCATGCTCATCAACACTACCACAATGAGGACATGTAGAACGAACTTTATATTTATCACCAAATGTAACCATTCGTAATTGCAAGATTAGGAACATCTCATCAGCACTAATCAAACGATTAATATCAATGTTATCAGGGGAAACAATGCAATTCCTCAAAATCTTCTTAAATACATCGGCACCTTGACTAGCATACATGATTTTCTCATCTTTAGTAGTCATACCACGTAATGTAATATTAGCAGGGATATTATCCTCTTTATATAAAATGCCCTTAGACGGCAACAATACAGTAGATTCATAAGCTAACTTAGTTTTCTTAGAGCCAGCCTCTGTATTTTCCCTATCTAATTCCTTAGCAATCAAATCTTCTTTCTTTGTATCTTCCACTTTGACCTCTTCTTTTGTAGGAATACTTTCAACAGAATATGAAGTAATATCTTTTTCTACAACTGTAGATGTAACGTCAGATGTAGTATCACCAAAAACATCTGCACCTAAATTAAATTTATTATCTTCCACTTTAAAACCTCTTCTTTTGTACAATAAAATACATTATCTAAAAAGTAATGAAACTACCTAACCTTATATATACTATCTAAATATTTAACAATTAACATAAAAATAGAGATAGTAAAAGTATTACTATCTCTACTATATTCAATATAACCATTAATCTATTTTAAGAAATCATTCCTTGACAATCGCTTACGATATATGTCCTCTATATTTTTAATAGCCATATCTGAAACATGATTATGAAAGTCAGCATGCTTTCTACAGAAATGCTCATAATACGTAATGTCTGTCATTATATGGTCAAAACTTTCCTTAGATTTAGCTACATTATGTAGTAAATCATCATTAAATTCCAATAATCTAGACCTTGCGTTAATTGCCCTAGTCTCAGAAACCTCATAAGATAGTTTGTCTATTCCCCTACTATTAGACTCACCTAACTTTTCCAATTTCTCAACCCTATCAATTACTTCTTTATTCAACTCTCTACCTATAATAGACAATATAATAGATAAAGGATTAAACTCAATAGGAGATATTTGTATGATTGTCAGTAAAAGTAATGTTGCTATTGAAACATCACCTATACTTATGTTCATACCCAACACAGATAACATCTCAATTAAATTCATAAAACACCACCTCTACTACATGAAAACATGATTATCTGCAACTAGCTTTAGTATTTCTATCGAAAAGTACTTTGAAATTTACATATAACCATCTAATGTAAAAGTAGATTGTGATGCTATTCTATCTACTCTAAACCCCTCTGATTATGTATCTGAACTTCACATGAATTCATGTGATTTTAAAAACAATATAAATTTGTTTTATTAAGAAGTTTGATTTTCTATGAAATCCTTATTCTTTTAGGCGTGTCCAGTTCACCCCTACAGCCTAAGATTGTTAAATCTACAGCTTTACTTTTATGAAGAATATTTAATGCCCCATTACAATCTGCATTAAAACAATAATTATCTTTAGTTTGATATAATCCCCTTTTAATACGTTTGCCACTAAACTCATATGTTTGAGAATTATCAGCATTATATACAGGTAACTCATCATTATCAAAGAAACTAGCTTTAGACGTATAAGACTCTTCTTGTAAAATATAATTAATATTATATCGTTTACACAAATATTCTAATTTTTCACGAACCTTACCAAAAGGTAACTGAGTGAAAACTTGATTATTCCTCTTATCCAAGTTGACTTTACTTTGAAATGATTGATTATAACCAATTACTAAAGTACCAATATCATTAGACAAACAGTAATTAATAATATATCGACATGTCTTATTGATATAATCATCAACCCTATTCTTTCTCTTATTAGAAATTAAATATTGTTGTTTTGTCTGTCTCTTAATATTTTGTTTATCTTTTATAGACTGTAATCTTGCATTTTGTTTATTAAAGAATTGATTAATTGATTTTAACTTTTTTCCATCAATGATAAAAGACTTGCCTGTATTTGTAACACAAGTACATAAATTATTAACACCTAAATCAATAGCTAGTGCATTGTTAGTATTTAATTCTATATTTTCTTCCTGAATCTCATATGTATACTGAATCTCGAAGAACCTAGCATTAAATTTAGGAATAATTCGTATCTCTTTTATCTTCTTTCCAACTAATACTTTAGGAATCTTAACCTTAACTGTAGTCTCATATCTACACATGAAAGACCTAGAATATGGAATTGTTAAAATATTATCATCTTTAATACTAAATTGAGCAATAATTAAACTTGAATAACCATTTTTAGGTAAATAATTAGGTAATCTAATATGCTTAAAACTATATTTACCCTGTTTTGCTAATTTAATTAATGCAAAAAATGATTTAAACATTGAATCAACATCTTTAAGAGTCTGTTGAGCCATATTAGAATTTAACAATTTATAATTCTCAGAATTCTTTAATTCATGATAATTAGACTCATATCTTAAATACTGTTTTTCTTGAAAATAATGTTGTCGAACATTATATATTGCTTGATTTGTTAAGTTCTTAGCTACTCTACATAATTCCCTTAAAATATTGTACTCTTCCTTAGTTAAATGTTTTACCTGTTGCTTTACTGTTAAGTACATTTATTATATTTCACCTCACTTTCTATTATAAGGCTATTATAATATATTTTAAGTAAAAAATACAACTCTAAAAATGTATATAAGATGAAGTTAAGATATAAACAACAAGAATAATACCCCAACCACATGAAACTTATATATAAAACTCTATCACCAAAAACACTACAACTTAATATAAACAATTAAATTTTTATTAAACTGCTATACAAAAAGAAAAAGAGTGTTACATTGATAAGAGCCGAAGTAATCAATGTAACACTCTAACGGAGAAAAATATATGCAACAAAGCATACTTATCATGAAAAACCTAATTTTTCCAATAAGAAAGACAATATGTAAATTTACTGTTACGCTACGAAAGGAAATAAACAAACGTAACAGTAAAAAGGGAGGTATATGTAGATGTAACGCAATCACCTACATATAATAGATGAGTAACCACTCTCATCTACTACATACAATATACCACAAGAAAAACAATATGTAAACCCCAAATAGAAAAACCATCCCCAAATTGTATATAAATTAAAAAAGCTAACACCATATTCTGATGTCAGCTTTTTTAATTGACCATGGCTGTTAATCAACATAATTAATTATAGTACATGTAATTAATTATGTCAATAACCAATGAACCCACCTTAACCTCATAAACTCCTTAATATGAGAACACATAAAGATAAGTATGAAACCACACACAAACATTATAACACAAAAATAGGACGTAGCATACACTACGTCCTATAAAACTAACTAAATTAGTCTGTGCCATAAATATGAGTATTTTGACCATCACGTACAAGATACGCAGTATCTACGGATAAGTTCATACTAATTTGTTTCTTATCACCACTAGAGTAGTCTAATTCACCTAAGTCTAAACTAGTCGGCCAACAACCATCACATTGCCATTTCCTCAATACTTCACCATTCGGACCATATTGAACAATCATGCATGTACGTTTATAGTTATTCGCCCAACCAACTTTACCAGTCTTAGGATTATAAACTTTCATCCTCCATTGCCATAGAATATTCTCTACGTCAGGTTCGATAAAGTCTTTTACAGCAACTGTAATATCATCAGTAGTGGCTTTACCAGCTACCTTGATTTGAGAGTTACCATAATCCAACTCAATAGGGTCATTAGATACAGTAGGTAGACCTGTACTATCACAAGCCAACTCAATAATATCACCACTAGAAGATGATGTATTATTAGAGAATTCACTTAAATCAACAATAAACCTAAAGTTGTTGGTACGTTGAACCTCATACGTTGAGTCCATTGACATAAAGGCGGCATTTAACTGACTCATATCATATCCCCCTTATTAGTTGAAACTAGCACTATAATTCATTATGTTGAAAGTCAAACTAATGAACTCAGCGGCTTTAATCGGTTTAACGTAAATACTGATAGGCATACGATTGTTTTCATAATCTTGTGCTGTAGCTTCTAACACAATTTTATAATCATATAGACCACCATTATTTTTAGCATTAATCAAAACTGGCTCGATAAGAGTTTTCCAACGCTCCCAAGTAGCATCATAGTTTTGCTCGAATACAAAGTACCTAGATTTCATAGCAATGCTACGCTCTAAGAAACTCATTAGCCTACGAACATTAACCCTATCTAATGCAGTTGGTTGACGTTGAAGTGTTTTGTTACCCCAGATAACAATACCTTGACCGATAAAGTTTGTAATACAGTTTACTACATTCCTATGACCATACAAAGCATCACGTTCACCTTGTGTAGGTGAATACTCTGTATTAATAGCTTTAGTAATCCTACCACGATTCAAACCAGCAGGTGCTAACCAAGGGAAACCTACCTTATCATTATATGCATACTGACCAGCTACGAAACCACTAGGTGGTAGCCAAATGTTTTTATTAGTGAAACTATCGCTAATTTGTAACCACGGCCAATACAATGCACCATAAGAAGTATCAAGACCATTTTGATTAGTATATGAACCCTTACCATTTGACCAATTAACCATCTCTTGCACACCCATACCGAATGGTGGGTCTACGATAAAGATAGAATCGGCACGGTTCTCAACAATATGTAAACCAGCCTTAATAACACTAGCATCACTCCAACCACTAGCAGTTAATACATCGATAGTAACTGTTTCTGGGTTAGAGAAACTTTGTAAACCACCACCAGACACATCACCAATAATGTCACTAGCAGTAATGCCTAAGATACCATCATCGCCACCACTAAAGATTAATGTATCTTCAGTATAGTTAACAGATGTATCTGTATCTACTTTAGCATTAACACGAATAGAACCATTATTAATAATAGTCTCAACAAAACGTGGAGATTTAGGGTCTAAAGATAATGTACTGAATTGCTCAACAACATTACCATTTTCATCAACAATGCTTACATTAAATGTTTGAGTAAACTCATCAATAGCACTGAAAATAGCAGAACACCCATTTAATTTAGAATCAAAGTATTTTGACTCTAAGAGTACTTTATTTGTACCCTCTTTACCTGCATGTGCATTAGAACCAGTGTTTCCGCCTTTTACAGCGTCACCCAATACAAATTCTTTTGCAGTTACATCACCTGTAGATTGTAACTCAACACGAATCAATTTTGATTTAGCATTAATTACAGCTTCTACAAAGTTTTCTTCTGAGGAAGTCAAAGTTAAATCTTCAAACTTTTCTTTCTCTACATCCTGTGCATCTTTAATAGTCACACTGAATTTACCACCAGTCAAAGCAGACTGAATGATTTTAAGACCATTACTAGCCTCACCAATTACAGCAGAACGATAAAGAACTTTATCAGTACCGATTTTACCTGATGTAGCTTTAGTACCACCACGTACAACACGTGTATAGATAACTTGACTTGCATGTGTTAGTGCCATTAATGCACTATACAAACCATACTCACCTTCAACAGGCTCACCAAAAGTTTTAATCAACTCTTGTTGTGAAGAGATAAGTGTAGGAACACCAACTGGACCGAACCTAGCACCACCTACCATACCAATAATACAAGTAGAGGAGTCTGTAGTATATTGACTTTTGTCAACCTCGTTCATGTATACACCAGGACTTAACATTGTTAGTGTAGCCATTAATATCCCCCTCGAAAACGGATAATTTATATTATAATATAAGTTATTCACTTTACCCATCTTTTGTACATATAATTTTCTCTTCAGTATACACAGATATTTATTGTTTTTAATGTTTTCAAAACCTATATATAAAAGAACGTATCCAAATTAATGAATACGTTCTTACTATATCTATTTAATTTTATGATACCCATCTGATGTCTCATCATTAGCAAGATTTAACTCATCTCTAGTTCTAACACCAGGACTAATACCATCTGTATTGAAATCAAACCCATTAGAATTATTACCATTCTTAGGTTTAATTTTATTTAAATCGCTATCATCTAGTGGTAAATCATGAATATCTATAATAATTTTATCAACCTCTAATGCTTTATCTACACGATAGATATATGCATGGTCAATATTAATTGTTATAGATTTTCTATAAAAACGATTTGTCTCAGCAAAACCACTCACATCAGTATTATCACTAACACCATCTTCTAATGCTAATTGAAATTCTTGTACATGGTCACCAATGTCCATAAACTGAACCCTAAGATATGGTCTTTCAGAAAACTCCATCAATAACTCAGAAATGATACCATCACACACATCACGTTTAGTAGCGTACACATCTATTTGATACTGCAACATTACTGGTAATGAATGTACCATAACACGTTTATCTCTAAACTCTACACCATCTTCATTTCTAGCTTTCTGATTAGTCCAACCTCTTCTAACTTGACTATCATTATAGAATTCATAATTAATAGAGAAATCAGGTAATCGACTTATACCAATAAATGGCATAACTACCTTACCTTGATGTTCCCTAGCATTTGTAATAAATTGCTCATCTACATCAGCAAAAAATACCTCATCATACAAACTATGTACCCTATCGTACATAGCTAAGTCATATTGATATAAAGGACTATGCATATACTACACCTTATTACCAAAATAGATTATCAACCATATCACCAATATAGTCTTCATCAAAACTCAATAAGCAATAAAAAGCATCATTAGACAACTCTAGAAAATCTTTATTACTATTAGGCTCAAAGAATAAATCCTCAATACCTACTGTATCAAACTCATTAGAGTCTTCATCTTCACCATAAATAATATCACAATCGCCTAGAATATCTTTCTTGATAAGCAACTTAATATACTCACCACCAATAAACCTAGACATATCTTTAGTTATAACCTTATATACCTTTTCATCTGTAACATTCTTTTCATCGGCATAGAAATATCCATCGTTTTCTAAAGCATGAATAAAATCATCTTCATCTTTAAAATAATCATCAAGTCTATGTAAACCCTCAATAATCTTATATTTATTATCTACCATACAATCACTTCCTCTTCTTATTCTTAGAAGATTTAATAACAGACTTATTTCTAAGATACAAATACGGAACTCTACTATTTTTAATCTTATCTAACTCTTTTAAATACATCTTATAGTACCTAGATATATGTTTTGAAATATAACTTGCTATAGGTCTAAATAGAGGACGAGGTGGCATTGTCTTTTTACCATTTATAGTATTTCTATTTGTACCATACTCAACATATCTAGCAATAATGTTAACTTGTACACCACTATTAGGGTATACTTGTTTTTGCTGAAACCCTACAGCTATGAAGTTATTGAACTTCTTAAATATTGTAATATTATTTTTAAGATACCCTGTGGCTTCCCACGTATTCAAAGAGAAACCCATACGCTTTTTATATGTTAAATAAGATACAGATAGCGGCGCCCACTTAGTCCCTTTATACCTCTGTGTATCAATAGCACGTTCAAACTCTTTAGCTAGTGTTACAGCCATAAAGATTAGGAAGTCTTTGTAATAAAGACTTCCTAACTCCTTTTGTATACGTTTAAAACCTAGCTTAAACATATGCTGTGAAACGGTGATATATATCCCATCTATATGTTCCATCTCAACAACACTACGTAGTATCTTCATATGATACTCCTATTAAAAACGCTGTTTCCTTACTGTCATAGAACCACCACGAACAGCATCTACTTTCTTATCAAAGTCTTTTCTGAAATCACCCTGACTTAAATAATTTTTAGGTGCTTTAGGGTCTATTTCATTTCTGCCTGTTACAACCATAACCTTACGATACACTTTATCAGGTACAACAAATGTAGAGCCTTTTTTATCTAATGCAATAACCCTATTTTGCTCTAATGCTTTCTCTTCCTCTGATGATAACTTCTTAGCATCAATGCCAGATGAGAACACAATCCAAGCATAATCACAGAACTTAGCACCTTGACCTTCTAAGAAACCAAATACAGATGCTTTAACATTATTATGCGTTGAATGGAATACTTCATCAGGAACAGTCCTATCACGTTTCATATTCCTAATAAATGCTTCTTCCCTATTAGCTACTACCCATACTAATGATACTTTATAGCCGATAGTTTTACACATTTTAGCAATATTTGTAATCTTAGACTCTTCATCACCTGTAATATCAAAAATAATATTTGGTAACTTATCAGCCATAATAGATTTAAAGAAAGCTTCCTCACGTTTATCTTTAAGTTTTAAGTCTTTTACTTTTTGATGTAACAAAGAAACGTCATCAGGGTTTTTAAAGTTGTAATCACCATTACGTTCATCATCAAAGACACCACTCTTAGCACCTTTTACATATAATTTCTTTAATTCATCAACATCAAAGATTTTACCCTGTAACATAATAACGCTTTTTAAAGCTGTCCCCTTCCCTGAACCTGCACCACCAGCCATAATAACTGCATGACCAAAGTTAGGATTTACTTTACCATCAAATGTAACTACTTTTGCCTCATTAATAGTACTCTCACTTAGTTGACTACGCAAAGACTCTACAATCAAATCACTACTATATCTCATACCTTATAATCCTTAATTTATATTAAACCTACCACCACGAATATTTTTATCCTTTTTATCTTTCTTTGGTATTTTATAATCCTCAATAACATCAAAGTTATCTATATATTTTTTACTATCTACAGACTCAAAAGTTGTAGACATATTATCCTCTGACTCTTCATAGCCAACATTATTACTTTCTGTATCTGAATAATTTAAACTATCAGCAGAACCATCATTGTCATCATTATCTACAATCTGATTAACATAAGAATCATGCTCATACGTCCTATAATCAGACGTATTTTCATAATCAGAACTATAACCATCCTCTAACTGTTTACTCATATACTCAGTATGTCTAGGTCTAACCTCACTACGTTTTAAGAAATGCTCACCATTTAACTCTACCATAGTGAAATCATTCATACGTTCTGGTGCTAATTTACAAATCCAATATACACCATACACACTATCCAACTTTTTATCTGTAACTCTAAAGTCAGCTGTAGTTATACCACCAAAATAATACAATCGTATAATAGAATTCTCTTTAACGTCTAAAAGTTCTTTAGTCATCCAATCCTTATACATTGGTAAATATACCAACTCAGGACGCTCATCATCTTCTGTATACCAACCTAAATTTTTAAGAACCTTAACTTTAGGTGCATCGTCAAAGATAACAGGTAATCGTATAGCATCATCCCACATCAGATTTAAGTCTTGATTGAAATCTTGCTTTTCATATCTACAGTTATAAAAATCTACTGTAATCCCTGTATGTAATGCAGACTCCCAAAACATTCTCCTCTGTAACTCAATATCTTCGTTTACAATAATAGGATTATTTACACTATGCTGTCTCTCTAACTGATATCGCCAATCTTTACCATATTCATCAGCCATATATTCCCTACCTAGATGATACTAACATAAATTCCTTTACAGAACTAAAACCTTTAGCACTGCCTGTACTCTTAGCAAGTTTATTATCTAATTCTTTATTTTTTAATAACTCATCAAATAAAGTAGTAATAACTTTTTCTGCCACAGACTTAAAATCAGTAGAAATAAACTGTAAATCTTCTACCACATCTATATTGCATTTAACTTTAAAAGGTTTAAATGTATTTAAAGTAGTTACAGGTGCATCTAATTCTTGTACTATAATCTGTTTAGCAGTAATAGTTGTCGTACCATTTGTCTTATCCTCAGATGTATAAGTACCATCACACCTTACAACAAGATTAAGCCTAGCATCTAAATCATGATTTTCAACATAATACTCTACATCCAAAGTATATGTACTGTCTTTAATCTTATGAACCCTAAACCCTGTTTCTACATTATAGAATTTACCACCTAATACTCTCTTTAAAGGAGTAAATGTCTTGCTATTACCAATCTTACGTAAATCACCCATTACTGTCTCATTGATTGTAGATTTCACACCTTCTAAAATAGAATCATATTTTGTTTTCTTAGTCAAAATTACCATATATTACCACCATAAATGCATAAATAGTCTATCAAAATCATATATTATATATAACTCTTTATGATATAAGAAAAAGAGATACCAACAAAAGTATCTCTTATATAAATATCTTTTTCTATTTTTTAAAATAAAACTCTTTACCCAACACTTCCATATCTTTCTTAGGGAATTTACCTACAACTCTATACAAGGTAGTCCCATCTTCATCTGAGAAAAACTTCCCAAATTCAAAATATAACACATCTGTACTTACCTTATCAGTAATGTATTCTCTATCCTCAGTAGGACATACTAAGTCGATACATACGTCCTTAAAGAACTCTGAAAAGCTGTCGTGAGAAAGAAAACCCACAGATTGTCCATTTTGATAAATACCATATACAGTCTCAACTGATTCCATATTTAATCCCCCAAACTAGTATACCCACTGACTCTCATACAACCCATTATCACGATTGTAATGTTTTAACACTACATCTTTATAGCCTAACTTTTTAGCTACATTAATTACAGAAATAGTAGCAACAGTTAAGCCTGTAACGTATAACACCAATAAATCAGATGTCTTTTCAATAGAGGATAGTGCTTTGACTTCTAAATCGAAGAATCTAAACATATCTTCAATTTCATCAAAAACATATTCCTCAACAGGCATTGCATGTCTACCACTGATTAAGCCATAGACATCTGCTTCTACCTTAACAGGTTCGCAATCCCAATACCCATTATCATGAATATTTACAAAATCTTCAACTTCTGCCATATTTAAAGCTAAGAAATTATGATAGTTATATACGCTCTTTTTCATTTTAAAATCTCCTTTTATTATAACACACTATTTTAAATCCACTAGATAATGTTGAATTCCATCACCATCCATAGCATGAATGGAATTCTTATGTACTAACTTCCATCTAAAAGTTTTGTACTTAGTTGTTTCGATATAATCTAACAACTTACAAACCTCTTCTTCGGAGTAATTACCTTTTGTAACTAACTCATTCAAAGAAATTTCATATTTAGAGTTGTCTTCGCCACTAACAGCATAAATTTTGAAGTTTTTCATTTTCTTTCTCCTTTTTATTACCACCCTTACCACACTTATAGTATACCATATCTATACTAAGTTGTAAAGTTTTGTTAAGTTATTTTTTTGAAAAAATAAGAGGTATGATGTCAACGCACCATACCTCTAAACTATCTAAAGTATATACTCTTATTCAGTTGTAATTAAAATACTAGTATTGTAAATCCATGTAACGTCTACCATGTTGAATAGCATCTTCATAACTATTCATTACAATATCCACATGGTTATAGTCACCACTACCAATCCTATCACCAACGATGTATGGAACACCATCTAACCATACTTGTGTACCCAAAGGTAAAAAATCAAGTGCAACGTATCCCTCTTGAATCCACAAACCATTCGCCATATAGCCAGCTTGCTCATGTGGAGTATATGCAGTAGTCATTACCATACGTGCATCTGCACTACCTACAAACCCAAAAAGAACACCACAAAATGTTAGAATTGATAATACAGCCTTAATCTTATTAGACATAGATTAAACGGCCCCCTTTCGTTTCGTTATGCTTTTGTTATCTATCATCATTGTAATCGGCTAAAACATGCTCCATACAACTAAGATAATAAACATACGCTTCACTACTTCTACTTGTACAGTCGTTATTCTCACTTCTTCATAAGAATAATACACTCATATTATACAACTTTCTAGAAAGAATGTACAACTACTATATATAAATTACTTATATCAAAACCCTAAAATAACACTCATCTCTTCTACCATAGAAGTATATTCTAGAAAAGCTTTATATAAATCAGAATCTCTAGATATACCACTAGAACCCATGTATTGAGATAATATGCCATTAATGATATTTCTTTCCTCAGTTACGTATCTAATATGACATTTTGACACACTTGTAGTACAACTATCAAGACCTTTATGAACTCGAATCTTAACAAATCTATGTTCCCCTAAAGAAATATCTAATGTGCCACTATTAAATAAAAATTTATCACTCTGTCTAATAGGTAAAAGTTGAGTTCCAATCTTAATAATGCCTTTTCCACCTATGTATGTAAATTCTCTGTTATACTGAAAATCACCATTACCACTGACGTAATCCAAGATATTATCACAATTATCAATCTCATATAACATAATAGATGCAGAAATCCTAGCTAATAGTTCATTACTATCCCTATGTAATTCATTAAATCTATTAGTATTTAGTTCTCTATAGCTATACATCTTCTTTATTACCTCTCTCAATAATATCTGATAATGTAGACCAACAACCACCAACAAAAGTTTTAACTTTAGAAGTATCTAACTTCTCTGTAGATATTGGGTGATATTTAAACTCTTCATACTCCCAACATTCCATACCATCACATATCTCTTGACGATAGAAATACCCCTTTGTAGTGAAAATCTTTAAATCAGTAGCTACCTCAGGGGCCCCATAACCACTATCATAATAGTCATGTCTTGCAATCTTACAGAACTCTTCCCAAGATAAGCTACCAATACTTGTCGCTACAAATAAAATATCTTTTGTACGCATACCATACTCATGTAGTGTACTAATAAACCCTACAATTAAATGCTTTCGATACAATGAATGATATCTCATAATATAATCTCCTTATATAAAATAAACTATCTACCTAAATAATACCACATATTGTAAAGTACTGTAAAGTAAAAAATAGTGTATGAACCAATCATACACTCAATTAATCAACTTTATTTAGTAACATACCATGCTAAACACGATAAAAGCGTTATAATAGTAAAAGATACTAAAATATAAACTATACACTCTCTATTACTATTAAATTTTTCAGTATCACAAAATGTAAAAAATGTATACAAAAATGACACAATAAGAAACATAAAAACAATGATAAAAATCATAATCTAACCCCTAAATAATATCTGTATACCAACCATAGATAAAATCATAAATAATAAAATAGTTGATACAGATAATAAGTAATACCATATATTTTTATCAGCAAAATAATCTTGTACAACAGCTAACACCAACACAGTTAATGTTAGAACTATTACAAAAGAAACTAATTCCATACACCACCTATATACATAAGAAACGATTAGCATACATAATCGCACGTTTTACATTTTCAAACTTAGTAATATGATTAACACACTCTTGAACATGAACTTGATTATCTGAGAAGAATATAAAATTAATTGCCCACTCTTTAACTATATAGCTAATTGTAATTGTGCTATCTTCATGTACAGACACATCAACATCAGTACATGACATAGGTCTTTCTAACTTTGTACCCTTGACAAAATCTACTACATTTTTACATTGATTATTTAAATCTAGTGTATTGTACTCTTTCTTAAAAAACTTAACTAACTCAATAATATCTTCCTCAGAATGTACTACCATAATATAATCTCCCTTTAAAATTAAATTCCACTATGCTCTAACACAATAGTAAACTCTTTGATAGCATCCTCTACAGTAATAGAATCTAGATACATCAAATCTACTACGTTATGCTCATCACTCAATGTATCATAATGATACATACTAATAATATCTGTAGGTAAAAATTCAATATCTAAATGTGTACCATTTACAGCTTCAATAGAAATAAGAATACTCCCAATAGTTGAAGATACAATCCTAACACCACACCTACGATACCACGGATTTGTCTTATCTAAATCGTACACAGATTTAATAAACTCTTTAGCTTTAGTAATTACATTAGATGCTACTGCATGTCCATCTTCTAACTCAATAAAACTATCAATCGTATCCACCCAACCATCTAACTTAGACTTCTCTTTGAACACCCTTTATCTTCTCCTTTATATCTACATCTCTATACATACTAAAAATAGAATCTATAACAACTGACACATCTCTATAAACAAAACTAGCCATAAACTTTGTCATAAAAGCCTTCAAAGGTATTGTGATATGAATCTCATACCCCTCATATGAACTTAACGACTTAACCCTTAAATCAAAACCACTACAAGGCAATACATACGTATAATTATCATCTAAGCATGCATACATAACCATATATGCCAAGTCTCTAAGAGAAATATTGTTATAAATATACGAATCCTCAAACTGTTTATCAAACCCAACTGAATCTAACCCTAAATAATCTAAATAAGGTTCAGACGGATATTCACCATATTCACCCTCTCTACCAATACTAAGCTTAGCTACTATATTGTACTCTCTCAATGAAGTATTAGACTGATAACACTTCAAGAACTCATCTACCATGAATAATCACCTAAAACTCATAACCATTTTTAATTAAATTTCTAAAATCACTATCAAAATAAGGTGTAGCAATTCGATTATGCTTATTACCACTCATCTCACATAAATAATAACCACTGACACTAGGCTTATAACCAGCACTCTTAGCATAATCAGGGAATACTTGAAAACTAGATTGATAAATATCCCATACTTGACGTGCTACAGGTTTTTTAACAAACTTATTATGCTCAATCTTAACCCTTGCTCTAGTCATAGGTTTATGCTTATGCTCAAACCAATTTACATCAGCATTAAAGAAATCATACGCACCCTCTGTAGACCTATGTTTATGCAAAATTTGATGTACGTATAAATTATCATTTACATTAAAGTAAACAATACCCATACAACCTTTATATAGTGATTTATCACCTAATAAACTAGCAATCATCTCTTCAATAGTAATATACGCATCATTATAAGCACGTTTAGGGTGATTACCCTCTACGATACCAATCAACTGACCACTTTCATATAAAGGTCTAATATCTTCTACTAATGTATAAATCTGCTCACTACCACTGCACCACTCTTCAAGTACATTACCTTTTGAGTTTTTTGTTGTAGTATTAGTGCAATCACCACCAAGAATAACTTTACACCTATCACCTAATGATAATAAGAATTTAACAGTATCCTGTAGATACTTTCTATCATTTAAACCTTGATGTACATCTGATAATACGGCAAGAATCGCCCTATCACCCTCTACTCTACACTTAATAATATGTTGCTCGTAGCTTTTAGTTAATTTATCTAATTGTCCCATTAATTGTATATCCTTTTAATTATTATAAAAATAGTAGTGTTACTAGCTTTATCTAATAACACTACTACTATATATAGATAATTAGCTATATACATAGATTATAGCACAATTATAATATAAAACAATATAACTAATTAATTTCTGTAATAGATACTAATTTACCATCTACAAAAGTTAACTCACAAGTTATATTATTCTCATCTGTCAACGTAGCTACACACTTACCATTAGAATGGACTTCTACATCCTGTGCAAAATTATATGTCTTACCATTATACGTAAAAGAACTCATATCTCTACCCCTCTATAAGAAATCAAATGAATCATCCATACTAGCGAACGCACTTTCAACACTAGCTAGACCATCACCACCAAAACTACTATTCATACCATCTTCTGACATGAACACGTATGCTTCACCATCTGCATACACAGTTACTGGGTCATACATTGTCTGACCAGCACGATTTTTAAGTATTTGTACTTGTGCAGATTTTCTAGCTTTCAAATCCTCTGATGTATACGTAGTAAATACCCTTGCACTACCACGTTCCAACTCATTCGCATCTGCTAAACAAGTAATATCATATCTACCATCATTACGACTTGCTTTCTGCCAAGAACTACGATTAATCTGTGCTAACAATATCATTGTCAACTGACGTACTTCCTCAGTACCATCTTCCTTAATCTCTTTCTTGAAATTCTGTGCTAAACGTCTAAAGAATGTTACATAACTATTAATCTGTGAGTTAGCATCATATGTTACACCATGACCACTAAACTTACACAACTGAATATAGTCTACGATAACACAATCAAGTTTACCACCCAATTTATCATCTACCTTTTCAATAACACTAGAAATCTCACCAAAAGAGAAAGTCTTGAAATCAGATTCATCTAGGATAATAACCTTACCACGTTTTCGTGTATTCCCCTCATCATCTATATAATCATTCTTCAAATCAGGTTCTACCTCATTAAAGATAAAATCCTCTTCATCAGCTGTCATAGTACCCCAACGCATCTTTGCATGAGATACAAAGTTATATCGTTGGAATTTAGTACTATAACTATGACAAGATAATAAGTTCCAATTAATATCCTCTTTAGGTGTTTCTAATGATAGATAACAGATATTATAACCCAACTCATAAGCGTTAAGATGTGCTATATTTAAAGACATGGTTGTATTATGTGTTACATACCCATTTAAACAATATGTAGGAGAACCATCAACTGTTAAATCATACATGTAACACTCAGACTGTTCTATATCTGTAACAATGTTCCATGTCAACTCAGCATGCTTATACTCATCAAAATCTTTATTATGTATAGCAACTAGTTCATTATCTCCGATATATTCATCATCCAACTCAGACAATCTTACAAAATGTACAACTTCATTATATGTATGAATACCTACTACATCAATGAATCGTTGTAAAGAAACAGAACCTTTAATGAATAATTTACTATTTACAAAGACCGTAGAAATCCCCATTGCGGATAACAAACGACTCACAGAATAAGCCTTAGTATCACTAAAAAAGTACATGAATGTTTTACCATTCTCAATAACATACCCTATATGTCTAAACAACTCTCTAATAAAAGCCTTCCAACAAACTATACTTTCCGTAAATAAGTTATCATCAAACTCTTTTCGTGTTCTAGCAATTAACTCAGCTTCATGTTTCCAATGTTCAGCGTTTCCACCACTATCATGATGACAATATTTTAATGATTGTACAACCCTATCACCACATTTAAGATTTTGTGCCTCAACCCACTCTAAACCGCCATCAGTTAAAACCCTAAATCTATGCACAGGTGATGTCTCAATAGGTATACCACCTATATAAACAATATAAGAATTTTTAATTCCCTCATCATGTACTGCTACAAGTTTACGCATACCAAACTCAGATTGTACCATTAAATCACTATGTACACCAATATTATAAATCTCTTTCATTGTTAAAAGACCTCTATTAGTATACACACGTTCATTCTCAGACACACATTTGTATTGGGATGTGAAGCCTGCAATCGTAGTAACAGTACCAGGACTCATACCACCGATTTTATCATCAATCTCAGGTATACCTGTAACCAGCCCCACAGGTCGTAACTTCTTATTATCATACTCTTGCTTAGAATCTATTTCAATATTAATGTCTTTAGCTTTATTTCTATTAGACAATGAAGTTAATTTAGTAAACTCTTGTGCGATATCATCTGTAATACCATCACTCTTTACCTTAGCATTTAATTCATCTAATCTATTAGCAATATATTTATTAACCCTCTTATCAATCAGATTAAAAATATATACCCTAAAGTCATTGATACCAATTTCTTCTGCTACACGTAAATCATCCTCTACTGGATATTCACTAAACATCTTAACAAACAAATCAAGACTAGGTGTTTCACCACTCACTTCATAAGACTTAATAATAAAGTCCATGAATTTACGCTCCACATCACTAAGAACACCATCAATCTTGAATTGTTTCTTATAATTATCAGCTTCCTCTTCAAAGATTCTAAGATAATCCACATAATAAGGGTCTGACTTAGATAGACATGAATATATTACGTTTCTCATTAACTCACTCCCTTATTAATATAAATCAGAAACATTGTTAGAAGTCTCTGCAACCTCTTCTGTCTTAACACTCTTACGCTTTTTAGTCGTTGATTTAGTAACCTTTGTATCACTACTAAATACATTCGGCATATCTTTATTTAAATCAATAATAGTAAAACTATCACCTGACTTAAATAAATCATAGATAGATTTATAACCATCCCTATCTAACATATCAGATGTGAAACCATGAAAATACAACCAATTTACTTTATTAGGCAACATACATCGATTAGTAATAACAGTACCAACTACACTAGCATTACGTGTAGGAATCATTTCACGATTAATATATACGCACAATACACGCTCGGTAATATCCTGTAATGAATACATCTTATCCTCATCCATTAAATGAGTATTTTCACTACCCCTATTACCCCAAAAGATATCATGTAGTTGCATCATACTACAATAGTAATATGACTGTAATGTTTCAAATCGACTTAACATAGCTAAGAATAACTCACGATGAATATCATGACTACCAATAAATAAAATATTCTTACCCATATCAATCTCTGATAACTGTTTAGATAATGTATCTATACGTTTACCATACGCTACCCTATCTGCTTTAAATTTATCTACATCTATTAGATTTTTATAATGCAGAATAAAATTCTTAGTATGAAAGTTTTTATCGTAAATTACACGTCCATATCTATCCACTTTATTAATCTCCTCTTAAAATAAAAAGTATTTGTACATATTATAACACAAAATTGAATGTTACACATATACAAATACTTAATTATCTAATCAATCCATCGAATTGTTGGTTCGCCTGTGTAACCTTTTTCCCATACGTACCAACAATAGCACACAGCACTACCACCTAAACTCCTATCATCATTACGATAAGAATTTGTACGTTTTCTGAACACATACATATACTTTAAAGGGTATTCATCAAATAAAGGTTTACGTTTTTGACTTTCAAGAAACTGTACTTTAAGAAAAGCACATAACTTTCCACCCTCTTTTAAAATACTCATACCATGTGACACATGTTCCATAGCGTACTTGTATGGCGGGTTCATTACGATATCACCATCAATCTGAGTATTATCAGATAAGAAGTCTTTTGTATAACCAAAACCCCTATCAATTAAGTCATACGCATCAACCTCATGCCCATGAGAAAGTAATACATTAGCAATATTACCATTACCACAACTAGGCTCAGTAACTTTATGCTGTAAATCTACATATCTCAACAAATCCTCAACAGCCTTAGGCTCTGTTGAATAAAAATCATGCTCTTCCCTAGCATCCTTACTGTGAGAACTAGCGGCTAGCATCTTAAAAATATAATCCTTACTTGCCATTAACTATATACCTCTTAATTACATATGTACACAACATATGCACCAACAAAACAAATGCTAAATATGAGAGCATATACAACTAATAAATGTATAAATCCACTAGAAAATATTATATCATTTCTTAATACTCTAAACAATAATTGAATCATAACATATAAAAACAATACTGTAGGTACAATTAGAACGAATCCACCTATAATACTTAACGCTAAACTATTCAATTATCTCACCATCTAACCCAACAGTCTGTGTAGGAACTTCTACATCATCTGTTGTATTTAGTACAGAATTAAGTTCTTCCTCTTTTGTTTCAATCACTTGACGTTCCATTAACAAGAAATTTAACACCTCAAAACTTACAATACAGTCATTAATTTGTTTCTTCATTGTATTTGTATCTGTATCACTTAGATTATCAATCTTAGACAACAACTCTTTAGAAACCTTAATTCTCTCTTCCAAAGTACCAATTTGTGATGTAATTAACTCAACTGACATATTTAACCCTCCACATATACAATATCTGTATTAACATTATCTTTATATTTATTGCACATTAAAGGAATCTTTGTTGTATCTTTGTTATCTATATCCATATAACAAAAACCATTGCAACCCTTAACAATAATATATTTAACATCATCCCTATTAACAAAAGAAATGATATCACCAACAAACAGTAACCTACCATTACTATCTAATACACCAGTAGACTGCCTAATCGTATTATAATCAATCTCTACCCTAGATACACTAGCATCTTTTTGTAATGTAGCTTCATCTATAAGCAACAGATAATCCTTACGCTCATCCGTAAAATGACTGTGTTTAATAACATACCCATAATAGAAACCCATATATTCTTTTGTAGCATCATCTATATCTAATGCCTTAACAAGATGTAGTCTTGTTATCTCACTATTAACAACATGATGCCTAGTATTTACTTCATCTGTATAAGAGAACCCCATTCGCTACCTCCAAGTATTTACCACTAGTAATAGCTGTAATGTCTTCAAAAGAGAAAACTGTATATACAATACCATCTTCTGTCTTAACCTTATACACATTGAAGATTAACGCATATAAGAAATTCATATCTACACGAATAGAATAGAAACCGAAGATAACAAATACAAATAACAAAATAGCACACCATGTGTAACTTTCTACTGTCAGAATAGCCATAGGTAATACTAGCTTACCGACAAAGTCTACAATGAAAGGAATTAAATTTGTATCCCTTTCTACAGTTACCACTTCAAAAGTACTAGCATCTTTGAAATGATAATTTTTTCTAATTTTAAATAGTGTTACTGCTACATAAATAAGTAACAACAACACACACAAACCAATTACAGGTAAAAACATAACCTAACCCCCAATCTTTTTAAGAAACTCTTTATCATTTTTAAGAGTGTTATACGTCTTAATAGAATCATATCTATCACACTCTTCATGAATTTTGCTACCAATCATAGTTACATACACCATAACTACAACTACGATAAAAGCTACTACAATCATTTTTATATCTCCTTTTGCTATATCCTAAGTAAATTAATACTTAGGATATAAATCTGCATTAACAACAAACACATCTAATAGAGATAATACTACTAGAATGATACCAATTAATTTATACCACTTAGTAGGTGTATATCCTTTTGAAATAAACCACACATAAGCTAAACCCCATACAATAACTAAGATACAAGGTAAACCACTTAACATTTCCATTTTTGTTTCTCCTTTTGAAAGACAATATATTTACTACCTAACTGGTACATATATAGTATAACATAGGTGTAAAGTATTGTAAAGTATTAAATAGAAAAGAGGTAGATTTTCACTACCTCTTTTAGTTATTTATTTTCTGTCTACATACATCTCATCTCTATCTTGTAATAGATGCATACATACAACTTTAAAGAACTCATCACAAGAAATCTTCTCACCACTATCTGTAACCATATAGTAATTATTACTTGTATCTCTTCTGATATATTCAATCCCTAAATGCAGTAATACATCTGTTACACTTGTAGAAACACTATCCATACACTCCCCCCTAAAACTACTCTAATATAAATGATATGGTATTAATAATAGAAACAACCACAACAAATGCTAATGATAACAATATAGATACTTTAGCATATACTCTACAGAACACATCTAATTGATATGACTTACTAATACCACTCACAACACTTATCAACAATACAATGAATACATATAATGAAATCCCTAGTATAGAATACACACCATATGCATAATTTAATATAGCATTAACACCATCCATATCTCACCTAATCAATTAAATAATACAACAAAGGTAACTTATCAATCGTATCAGCATTATAGAAGAATCTATGTAAAGGTTTGGCAATGACCTGACACTTACTACCATCTGTAGAGTATACTTTCATCTTATCGTCTTTTACAACGATATAATCATATCCACTCAACATGAACTCATTAGATAATACCCTAGCTATATATTTGACATCAACTTCATCACTATACTTAGTTAATACATCAACAACAGGGTCAACTACTTCTGTATCCACTTCTTTAACCTCTTTATCTTCCCTTACAACTTGACTAGAACCCAAAGACTTTTTATATCCCTTAGCATGACTCATAACAGACTCCAACATACTATACTCATCATTGTCGATTAAATCACCATTAAATGTATAGAATTCTTTAGCAACAGCATTAATTCTATAAGCCATGTCTTTAATTGTTGTCTTAAAAGAGTAGATATCCATCTTATAATTAAATAAAGAAGATTTCCAACCAACACTCTCACAATATAATAATAACCCATATAAACAATAGAAATCTGCTAGGTTAAACTCTGTATGTCTAACTACTGTCTCACCATCTGTAAATGTAATATGAAACTCCATATTGTAACTGTCTCTTATACATCTCTCCGAGCCCACG